GGTATTAGATTCCATAAAAAGCCATTTGAGTTTCACCCTAATTGGGTTTTAGTCCACGGCGATGAAGGATCAATGAACTCCAATGCAGGACTCACAGCTCTAGGCCTAGCCAAGAAATTTGGTAAATCTGTAGTTTGTGGACACACCCATAGGGCAGGCATCAGTGCCTATTCTGAGGGCATAGGGGGCTCATATAGGACTTTATGGGGTGTAGAGGCAGGGAATGTCATGGATAAGAAGAAAGCCTCTTATTTGAAGGCTGGAGCTGCTAATTGGCAGATGTCTGTAGCCATCCTAGAGACTCATGGCAAGAACCTATCGCCTATGCTTATTCCTATCAATAAGGATGGCTCATTCACCGTGTATGGCAAGACCTACGGATAAGCATGGATACGCTCATAACGGACATTTTTCCTGTTTATCGCACCATTGATGATTCTATGGACGATACAGAATTGTTACCATTTCGTTATCAAAATGTGCTTGATTTAGCATAACCCTATGCAACACTAATCCTGTAACCGATCGAGGGCATCAGTTACGGAAAGGCGAGACAATGGGCGCAATGAAGGCAGTTTATATGGACATGGCTGAGGATTTTGAAAACCTCAACGAGACATCAATGCAGTTCAAAGGCAATAACTGGGAAGCTCAGGATGGCCGCTTTGAAGGCAATGTCAATTACAATCTTGATTACATTTATTGGTTTGACAACTATGCCAATCTGATGGCAGCACGCACTATCCTGCAAGACTTCGGCAACAGCTATGAGGTTTTGTTTGACGATGCTTTAGGTCAATGGACACTGATTACTGACTATCAATCAATGTGCTGGAGCAACTAATGTCACCACTACTTTGCTTTGTATTCGGTGTCGTTTTTACATCAATCGGTTATTACATGGGAATTACAATCGGTAGAGAACAGGGCCACAGAGATGGTTACTTAAGAGGTCGTGCAGTTTCACGACAAGAATTCTGGAGAGAATAAGTGGATGCTAAAAACCTACTCATTGAAGCAAAGTCCGTCATTGAAGATCGAGGAATGGACTACGGACACCCATCGGACAATATGGCAAGAACCGCAAGACTCTGGAGCGCCTACCTTGAAATTCCAATCGAGGACTATCAGGTTGCAGCTTGTATGGTCTTGGTCAAACTCGCAAGAAGCATGGAAGGTTCAAAAGTTGATAATTACATCGACATGCTTGGATACGCAGCAATCAGTGGAATGTTAAGAACAGAGGAGAATGAGCTTTATGTTTAATCTTGATGAGTACACCACGGTAAAAGAACGCATCAAACTGTTCTGGGAAAAATATCCAGATGGCGCGATAGTCACAGAAATCTTGGACTGGAGCGACACGCGTTTTATTACCAAGACTTGCTTATATCGTCTCTGGACTGATGAGAGACCATTCGCTACAGGTCATGCAAAGGAAGAAGTTGCAGAGCGTGGCGTAAACAGGGATTTTGCATTAGAGAACTGTGAGACTTCCAGTGTGGGAGTTGCCATGAAAAATGCAAACATAGGTACAGACAAGCATGGCCCTAGTCGTGAAGAAATGATTAAGGTGACAAAGCTTCAAATGTCAAAGCCAAAAGAGTATGTACCTGTTGAAAAAGAAGATGATCCGTGGACGATTAAGAATGTTCCAGCACCTACAACATCAGCAGAGGCGGTTGCAGTGGTGAAAGAAATTATAGGTGGAACGACCGACAAAGATGTGCCGCGATGTCCTCACGGGGCAATGCACTGGGCTCACGGAATGACGAAGGCGAATAAGCCGTGGGGTCATTTCAAGTGCATGGCAGCAGCTACTGGTGAAATGAACAGATGCCCTAAAGGAGAAGATGTTATCTGGTACGAGATAAGTCCAGAAGGCAACTGGAGACCACAGAAGGTGAGAGGATAATGGGCGAAATGGTAATCTTTGATGATGGCAATGCCACCGTCATGGGCGGAGAGTTCGAAGAACCGCAAGATATTGTTATCCATTGCGATCTTTGCAATGAGCCTTTGGCTATTACTCCAGAGGCTAATGACCAAGTATTTCTTCGTTGCTTAAAATGCCATGCGATTAGTGTCAAATAATGTGGGAATACTCTTTAACGCCTGCTGAAGAAGCAATAGCAGTTCAGGTTGGATACAAGCGCCAAGAGCAATTCTTTGGCAGACCTGAAATGAATGTCAATTACTCAGAAGGTGACTTATGGGAAACATGGCAGCATGGAGTGTGTGCTGGATCAGAATTAGCATTTGCAAGGATGCTCGGCTTTGATACCTTCATTCCTCATTACAACGAATTCAAACTGATTCAAGACATTCCGAAAGTAGGAGAGATTAGATACACATTTAATTACTCTCGCGGCATGAGATTCTCAACGAGAGATGCTAAGAATGAAATCTATATTCTGATGGTTGAAGGTTTAGCTAAAAGGACACGCAGAATTGCACCTGATTATGTGTCCAATCCTTACAAAGCTGTTGGATGGTTATGGGGATTTCAATGCATGGAAAAAGACTGGAAATATAATGAAACGACATGGTACGCACCATTAGATTGCCTTCGTCCTATGGAAACTTTGTTGGATCATGCCTAGTCAGCACAGAAAACATCGAGGGTACGCGACCGAAAGGCTGGTGGCATCATTCTTGCAGCAATGGTGGCCGCACGCTAGCGTAGGTCGAGGTCAAGGGAAGGATGTTCTCGGCGTTCCGTTCGACATCGAGATCAAGGCTAGAAATTCCCTAGACATAAGTGGAACGCTCCGCCAGATCAAAGCACGCACTTCTAAATCGGGGGAATTAGGATTTGCATGCTTCCGCTTAAACGGAATGGGATCTGCATCAGTCGAGCAATTCGTCTGCATGCTGCCGTTAGGTGATCTGGTGGAGCTTCTACGAAAAGCAGATTATGACCGAATACCGCCAGATATTGATTGGGAAGCAGCAAGTGTTAGATGTGAATCATGCGGTAATTGGATGATAAAGAATTGGAAGTGCAAAGCCTGTGGGAAAGAAGCGCCTAATGCCAATGTATGAATACAGATGTCCAATCTGTAACACACAGATGGAGCTTGAATTATCTATGGATCATGACTTAGTGAGATGCACAGATTGTGGCGCTCAAGCTAATCGAATCTACTCAGCACCTAATGTTGTATTCAAAGGTAAGGGGTTCTATAGCACAGATAAGTGATGCACATCACATATTCCATTTGTCCTAATATGTCCTAATTTAATATGAAATGAGGTCTTGACATGACCAGTACACTCAGAGGGCTAGAGCACCCCAAGTGCTCAGAGCGAGCCGCTAGGCGGATAGCTCGCTCGGTAGCAATCGTGTTAGGGGGAGCTTTATGCTTCTCCGTTGTATCAGCTGCTAGTGCGACAAACGATCCAACAAAACGAATAACATCAAAACAATATGCAGCAGGTCAATTAACAGTTAAACACTATAAATGCGTTTCAATACTATGGGGAAAAGAAAGCGCTTGGAATTGGAAAGCCGTTGGTAACTTAAACGGTACTCATCGAGTATATGGAATACCTCAAGGTAAGTCAGAGTTCTTAAGAACTGCTAGCCCACTACAACAGGTAGATTGGGGATTGCGTTATATAGGCCATAAGTTTGGTTATGTGCGTACAATAGAAGGCATGCAGCCCAACACATGCGCTGCTCTAGATCATTGGCGTAAAAGGAATTGGTATTGAACCCATCACATAGAGAGCTTGGCACTCAGCGTTGGAAAGACCAACGACTGCGTGTACTCAAGCGTGACTCATATATCTGTCAATACTGTGGTGAAGATGCAACTCAAGTTGATCATGTGATACCTCGTAGTCGTGGCGGCGGACATGAGCTTGACAACTTATTGGCCTGCTGTGCCAAGTGCAACACGCTCAAGGGCGCTAAAGAAGGGCTTTTTTTAGGCAAAGGTTCTACCCCCCCTGTCTTTTCGGGCATCCTCTCTCCAAAACAGTCCAAGACGATGCAAGACAGTCCATTTACGCTCAGACCTGATCCGAATCAATGACAGA